TGGTCAAACATTACCTTTTGATATTAATGACAGTTTAGATTTACAGGTCAAAGATAGTTCAGGAACTTATGTAAGCCTATTTGGTGGCGATCTAACTGATGTAACAGTTCAGGTCAGAAATACTGGCGCAGCAGCCACAGTAGTTGAATACACATTAATTGCAATGGGATCTTTAGCCAAACTTACAAAAGAAATTTGGGATGACAATATCTCCCAAGCTGAGGATGGCGATCAGATCTACACAATCCTTTCCAGCGTATTGCTTGGAACTTGGAATGATGTGCCAGCAGCTTCACAATGGTCAACTTACAATGCAACTGAAACTTGGGCTAATGCAGTTAATTTAGGATTAGGCGAAATAGATCAACCCGGCCTTTACACAATGACTGCTCAATCAACCACAGTTGATACGATCTATAACATTATTTCAGAGATTGCCAATTCAGCATTTGGATATGTTTATGAAGCCAATAATGGGAATATCGGGTATGCCGATGCAGACCACAGACAAAACTATTTGCTTACCAATGGTTATGTTGAATTAGATGCTGGTCATTCTTTAGGTTCTGGCTTATCTACTGTTATGCGCTCAGGTGATGTTAGAAATGACATATACATCAATTATGGCAATAACTTTAATTCACAGGTTACAGCTAGTGATGCCAACTCAATTGCCCTATATGGCTACAAAGCTGAAAGCATCAATTCTAGGGTTCAGGGTGCAGTAGATGCTCAGGCTATTGCCGATCGGTATATAGATCAAAGAGCTTACCCACAGCCAGCATTCCAATCCATAACATTCCCAATAACTAACTCAGAAATTGACAATGCTGATCGTGATGATTTATTAGGCGTGTTTATGGGAATGCCGGTTGATATTAAAAATTTGCCAAGCCAAATATCAGGTGGCACATTTCAAGGATATGTTGAGGGCTGGTCATGGAGCACACGATTTAATGAGCTGTTTTTAACAATTAATGTTTCCCCAACTGCATTTAGCCAAGTGGCGATGCGTTGGAATACCACGCCAATTACAGAGGCTTGGAACACAATAGACCCAAGTTTGACTTGGGAATACGCTACAATAATCTCATGAGGATAGGATAAAATGGCAACCACTACCAATTATAGCTGGACTACTCCAGATGACACCGCGCTGGTTAAAGACGGCGCAGCTGCTATTCGCACACTTGGTTCATCTATTGATACCACAACCAAGAATTTGAATCCGTCAACAACTGCTGGAGATATTGAATATCGTTCATCAACTCCAAATGTAAATACTAGATTACCACTTGGAACTGCTGGTCAAGTATTAAAAGTTAATAGCGGAGCAACCGCACCTGAATGGTCAAGCGATAATGCCGGAATGACAAATCCAATGACTACAACAGGCGACACAATTTATTCATCAAGTGGTTCAACTCCCGCAAGACTTGCACTTGGAACTGCTGGTCAAATATTAAAAGTAAATTCTGGCGCAACCGCACCTGAATGGGGGGCTGCTCCTACTGCTGGCGCAAACTGGAGTTTACTTAATTCAGGTGGCACAGCATTAACAGGGGCGCAAACAATTACTATTTCTGGAATATCTGGCGCAGATAAAATAATGGCAGTAATAAATTACGCAAGTGCTGGCGCAGATACAGCATTTAATTTTAGATTAAACGCAGATACTGGCAATAATTATGATACATACGCAATGATGCTAACTAGCCCGAACACTTACAGTAAAAACAATTTGGATGTTTTTACTAATCAAGTTGGTTCAAGCATACAATTTGCGACACAGAGTAGCAATGGAGTAGATTACGCAGCTGGCGGAATTACTGTTACTGGGTGTAACTCAGCAGGCGTAAAAGCCTTTCAACTTGTAGGGGGTTCAAGCAATACGAATGGTAGTGGGAGTAAAGCTTATGTAGCGCAAGGCGTTTACAATAGTTCATCAACAATTACAAGCATTTCAATTGTAAGCACTGTTGGAAATTTTGATAATGGCACAATATATGTTTATACAAGTGCATAAGGAGATAATATGAAAATAATTGAAAAAGAATTTAATGCATTAACTGGCGAGGAAACAATTACTGAGCGTGATGAAACTCCTGCGGAGAAAAAACAACGCGAAACATTTGCTAAAGAATATGCAGCAAAACAAGCCGAAGCCGAAGCAAAAGCAACTGCTAAAGCAGCAATTCTTGATCGCATCGGTTTAACTGCCGATGAACTTAAAACGATACTTGGCTAATGAAAGCTTGGTTATCTAAAGCTGCTGTTCAATTAAGAGAACAAACTGATGACTGCTTCCCTGATCGCAAGCGTGCCAGCGATGGGTGGATTGGTGATGCTCGTCATTCAGCCAGAGTATCTGACCATAACCCAAACGAACAGGGTGAGGTTTGTGCCATTGACATTGACGCTCGCCTTTCTGACCAAGAAGGAGTTAGTTTCGATCTGGCAGATCAAATTCGACAGGCAGCAAAAATTGATAAGCGTATATCTTACATAATCCACGCTGGTAAAATATGTTCAGGTAAATCGCTTTGGCGTTGGGTTAAGTATCGTGGCATTAATCCACACCATAAGCATATCCATGTAAGTTTTAAGCCAAACCAAACTGGCGAGAAGTTCGACATCCCACTACTGAAAGGCAATTAATGAAACTAACTAAAAAACACAAAGCAGCAATTAAGTCATATTTAAGAGCTGTCGCAGCTAGTGGAATAACAGTTGCTTTAGCAATCGTGGCTGACATTCATCCAGCCTATGCAACTATGCTTGGTGCAATTGTTGCGCCTATTGCAAAGGCATTAGATCCAAAGTCCGGGAGTGAAGCAGATTATGGCCTTAGTGAAAAATGACACCGAACGAATTAGTCGCATTTGGCGTTGGCGTTTGCAGTATCGCGGGCGCTTTATTGCTGGCTCTACGATGGGTTATTAAAAGTTTCCTAAGCGAACTTAAACCCAATTCTGGTAGTTCAATGAAAGATCAAATTACTAGACTAGAACAGCGTGTTGATGATCTGTTCACCTTAATCAGTAAGCGATAATTTCTGTTATGGCGAACACACGGAAACAACCTAAACGCAAAAAAGTTAATCGTCGTCGCGTTCGCCACACTCCTGAAATAAGCAAACTGGATCAATGGTATATCGTTAAACATGAGATATTCAAAACAGCTCGTAAGGCTGGATTCTCAGAGTCGGTAGCACTATATCTAATGGATAATCCTGACTCAATGCCTGACTGGATCGTAGGCGACAAAGGGATAATCCCAACTATTCCAACTCCCGATGAGGATGAAGATTAATTAAAGCTAACCGGAGATACCTCGTTACGCCAGATTTACAGATTCCGCTTCACCATCCAAAAGCCGTTGCCAACCTTATTAAAATGGCAAAACATGAGAAATTTGATTATGTATTAAATGTCGGAGATGAAATGGATCTCGGCAGTCAGTCGCGTTGGGCAAAAGGAACTAAGTTAGAATTTGCTGAAACGCTTGATGAGGAAAGAAAACTAGGCCAAGAGATCCTTTACGATCTAGGCACTACAGATATTGTTAGATCAAATCACACAGATAGAATTTATCAAACCTTGCTTAAAGGTGCGCCATCACTTATTGGATTGCCAGAATTAGATTATGCAAAATTTATGGATTTCGCTGGCTTAGGCATACGATTCCACAAAAGAGCTTATGAGTTTGAAAAGGGCTGGCATTTGGCTCATGGCGATGAAGGCAACATGTCTAAGCATGCAGGTATAACAGGCCTTAATTTGGCCAAGAAATGGCATTCTAGCGTGGTTTGTGGGCACTCGCATAGGCAGGGTGCAGTTCGACACCAAACTGGCTTAAACGGCCGTTATTCAACGATTTGGGGTATAGAAGCCGGTCATCTCATGAATATGAAAGCCGCTAGTTACCTAAGATATAACTCAGCCGACTGGAATATGGGCTTCACAGTCCTAAGTTTTGGCAAGAAAGGCCATCAGGTAGAGCTGATACCCGTTAATCATGATGGATCATTTACCTACAATAGAAGGACTTATGGGGCATGAAACCGATTATCGGGATAGGACGATTGATGACCATATCGATGACTTTGAGGATATTAGCGTTATCTAATCGTTATAAAACACGCGCTAAAAAACTCTTGCGCTGTCGGTAAATCCAGTCATACTAATCCCAACGCAAACAAATGTTTTGCGGAATGGGAGCAATAATGGAAATCGTTGGAATGTGGTTATTAATTGCCGGAAGTATGGCAGTCGCATGGTGGACAATAAAGCACACAAATAATGAACACTACGAAAACGGGTATTGGTCTGGCCGTCAGGATGGGTGGCGTGCTAGTTTAGAACACCAAGAGCGTGTTAGAAAAATGAAGTTAGATCAGGTTTTTGATTATGACAAAAACTGAGGATCTGCTTAATGAGGTCATTACTACAATCCAAGAGCGCGGAAGTGTCTATGGACATCCATACTACAATCACAAAAGAATCGCAGGATTGTGGAGTGCATATCTTGATTACCCAATCACACCACACCAAGCTGCTTTATGTATGGCGTTGGTCAAGGTTTCTCGGCTTACTGAAACTCCAGATCACTACGACTCAATTAAAGATTTTGTCGCCTATGGTGCTATCTATAGGACAGTACTCGAAGCAGTCCAAGATCAAGACTTTGAATGGAAGGAATAACTAATGGGTTTTAATTTAGATGATTATGAGGATGTGGCAACTTTGAATAAATGGTTTATTGGCAACTATCCTATGGGTAGATCTGATATTTCAGTTATTAGTCATGATCCTAAAGATGGTTACATATTGGTTCAGGCAACTTTATGGCGAGATGCTAATGATGATAAACCAGCAGCTAGTAATTTAGCCTTTGGATCGCGTGAAACATTTATGCCTAACATGAAAAAATGGTATGTAGAGGATACTGCCAGCTCAGCTTTGGGAAGGGCAATAATTCTGTTAAAAGGTAGCAATAAGACTGCAACCAAAGATGACATGAAAAGGGTTGAAACAGGTGAACCTAATCAATACGAAAAGAAATTACAGGAAAGGCGTTATGGTGCGCCCGGCACTAAATCCGCAGCTGTTGAGGATGCTTTAAGAGCTTCATTTGCAGTTGAGAATAAGCAAGATGATCCACAGGCTTGGTCGGTTGCTGAGGCAGTTGATGCAATAGGCAGTTCAACGCCTAAAGAGCCACCATCATGCGAGCATGGTCATATTCTTAAACAAGGTATTTCTAAAACAGGGAAGCCTTATTATGGTTATGTCTGCAAGGGCAAAGTTACCGAACATGCTAAATGGGCAAAGATGACTGCTAATGGCCATTGGTTCTTTGAAGGGATGGAGTAATGGGATACATAGCATTTATTAATGGTAAGGGCATTCAGGTAGTCATGGATGACAAAGGTGTTCATTTAGAGGAATCAGTTATCAAATGCGAGGTTTGCGATGATGATCGAGTATTCAAGGATGGCACATGTTTCAAATGCCACGAATTGATTAACTATGACAAGCCCAACTAACTTTAAGTGTAATGGTTGCAAAAGAGCCACAGAGTTTTTGTGGCTTGATGCCATCGATATGCCAGATGGATTTAAGGTTTATCAATGCATGGATTGTGGATGTGTTGGGGTTAAGAATGTAGTTGAAGCATTAAGCATTCCTGACTCAGACATAAGCAGATGCGATAAGTGTGGATCTTGGCAGTTTAAGGAAATGCCATGTCATACATGTAATTTGATTGGAGTGAAGTAATGCCGAACTATGAATACAGCTGCAAAGAATGCGGCACTTATGGATCAGTTTATCGGACTTACAAAGAGGATGATTCAGGCTTAGATTGTCCTAAATGTAAAACTGCTATGGCTCGGATATTTACAGCTCCGGGCATCTCATTTAAGGGTGATGGATGGGCAGGTAAAAGCAAATGACTGAAGCAGGATATGATCAGACTTGGACTGACGCTGATGACTTACGCATTACGACATGCCGTCTGACCTGCGGTTTTGTTAGATGATTTGGAGGCGTATGCTACCCTTAAACGCAAATTCGCTTTCAGAGCGAAAGGGCGATCTGCGAAGCAGAAAGATCGCAAGGTTTGGTTTGGTGATATCTCTGTCCTTAGGCATGACAATAGCCTTTCAAGAGAATAGTTCCGCAGCTTCTAATCCTAAAGAATTAAAGGTTAATACATTAAAACAAATTACATTTCATAAGATGGATTATAACTTTGAACAGTTTTACTGTTTAGATGAGATTGTATACAAAGAGAGTAGATGGAATCCTAAAGCTAAGAACCCTAAGTCAAGTGCTTATGGATTGTTTCAAATACTTAAATCTAAAGAAAAAGATCCTATTAAACAGATTGATTTAGGACTCAAGTATCTTGATAGAAGGTATGATGGATGTGCTTGCAAAGCGCTCGCACACCATAAGGCTAAAGGCTGGTATTAGTGAGTAGATCAGCATTAAGGGATAGTGGTAGCACTAGACAATGGCGTAAGATTAGAGAGCGCATACTTAGGAGAGATGGTTACATCTGCCAATACTGCGGACAAGAAGCTGATACTGTGGATCATGTAATTCCTCGTAGATTAAATGGATTAGACACTGAGGACAATCTCGTTTCAAGTTGTCGTAAATGTAATTTATCGAAGGGTGGGCGTTTTTTTGTGAGCAAGAGAACAC